TGCGGAGTCATTCTTTCAGCTACAGCCTTAGATACTCTAACCAATAAATCCCATAACTCTCTTAGGGGTACAGTTATTAATCTAAATTGAAATTTCAAAGACTCTACAATAGTCCCAAACACACTAAAATTATCACTAGTATTTTCAGCTGTACCAGACAACACACTTAACCCATGAGATATGTCTTGAACTATAACCTTTAAAACGGTAGACAAAAACCCTCCACCATCCTCTAAAGACAGTATAAAACCCTCCCATGCGCTTCTAAGTATCTTTAAACTACCATCAAGGGTATCAAGTTGTTTGTCTGCCATTTCCTTAGCAGCCTCCCCAGTGTTATTTAACTTTTCTTCTAAGGCGCTTACATCTTCGCCTGTCTCGGCTAATATAAGACCAGTAGCAACACCTCTTTTACCAAATAGATCTAAAGCGGTTTTGTTTTTATTGGTAGAAGCATTTATCTGAGCCATAGCTTCCTCAAAAGTCAGCCCTTTTTTAGTCAATTCTAAGAATACATTTCGCAGCGAAGTCCCCGCAGTAGAAGCATCAATACCTCTATCCGTTAAAGTACCTAGCATAGCTGTCGTAGTCTCTATATTAAGCCCCGCACTCTTAGCTACTGGCGCAACAGATCTCATAGCAACAGCAAACTTCTCCATATCTAATGACGATGAAGAAAAACTCTTAGCCATAACATTAACGACCCTATCCATTTCGCTTGATTCTAAACCAAACGCTCTAAGGGTAGCCCCCGCAACTTCAGCTGACCTAGCTAAATCGGTTCCTGTAGCAGCAGCGAGATCCAATGTAGACTCTGTTACATTGAGTATTTCTTCTTGTGTGAAACCTAACTTAGCGTATTCTTTCTGCAAACCAGAAACCTCCGT